GTTCTGATTCTTCGTGATATGGTTCTTTTATCTCTTGAAGAAATTCTGGCTTTGGCGCTTCTGCTATTTCTGATAGAAATTTCTTTTCTCTTTCTGATCCTGGAAGTGGCATAATCTTTTCTCCTAGTGTTTAATTCCGGAATCCTTGACGCATTCCATAATTGTTGTCATGGCTTCTGTGTCGTCAAGCATTTTGTGTCTCAATTTTGTTATCAAGTATTTTCCGCTCAAGTATTTATCTTCCGTCCCATACTGGTCATCAGTGATCGCTGCTGGGGGGATGCTCAAATAAATTATATCACCAACATCCAGTTCGCTATCTCCTGGGATAGCAACTTCAACTTGAGTGTTAAAGATGTGTGAGAAATATGCATCTCTTTGCCCTGCTATCTCGGAGTATCTCTTCGGAGTTGGCGCTTCGCCTTCAAATAGTGGATCGGTATCATGCGCTGTTCTGGAAGTGTACATTCTAACCAGAGGCTCTCCCTCAACATTCCCAGCTATTTTGAGTCTTTGTAATTTATTGAACCTTGGGAAGTAGTCGTCATAATTATAAACAACTTCTCGTTTACTCTTTTTCAAAATATCAATGTTTATTGTTCTTGATTTAAACAAGCCCTCTTGAGTGTTTTCCATGATGTCGCTTTGTTTAATCACATCAAATGTAATAATTTTTGTTCTATCAAAGTTCTTATCATTTGCTGAGTTTTTGCCTTCATCTAAGTTTGATGGTAGATATTCATATTTTTCTTTTGGTTCTTGCTTTACTAAGTTTCCAAGATTTTTAAAGTTGAACCCTTTGCTGTTTTCATAAAAGAAATAATATGGTATATGGTCTGGAGAATCTGCCTCATGAATCAAAAAATCAATTGTATCATCAACGCTCAAGTTTGGAATTATAAATTTGTGTTTACCAACTGTGGGGTCGAAGTCGTTTATCTTTTCAACTCTAAACTGCGTCGCTTCGCGATACGATCGATGTAAATCTTTTATTTTGTCGCTGTAGACAAACTCGTCAACTACGCTTCGCATCATCTTAGATATGTCATTACCGCCTGCTCCACCATAAGCTCGACAAATCTTATTTGTTGATGATAAATATGCTTCGATGCTGATTCCTGATAGAAAATATGCTTCGCTTCTTTCTTCGATTCGTTTTCTATCAGTCATTTCATACAAAGAAAATATGTGATTTTTATACTCAAGGGAATCATCATTCGACCTGTATGATACGATCAAAACATCACCACCCGAAAACCCACCTTGAACGTCACCATTCTTCTGAATGTTAATTGTGTTGAACAAGCCAACAGAATCGTTGAGTACAAGATCGCACTGGAGATAGTGTTCAAAAATATTTTGATAAATGCTGAAATCAACAACAAGAGACTGTAAGTCAATAACCTGACCAACCGCAGTCACTAATTTAAATGATCGAATGTCAACATCGCCAGGATGCTTATAGCCTGTTATTCCTTCTTCTGACATTAAACGCCATTCCTCAGGATATCCTCAACTTCATCTCTCACTTGGGCGAGATATCTTTTATCTAGTAGTTTTATTGGTCGCTTCGCTTCGTTTTGTTCAATTTCATAATCATATTTACTGACAGCAGCTTTTCGGTAATTTGATGGCGTAGAATTATATGTCGCTTCGTCAACCACAACAACCCTTTCTGTCAAAATTGTCCCATCATATAACACTTCATCAGTTGCTGGAACTTTAGAGCCATCTTTGATTCTGGACAAGTATATTCTATATTCATGAACTTCTGACTGAGCAGAAGCTAATGATCCATATTTACCTTTAATATATTCTTCGAAGTCATGTGTGCTTAATGGGAAGTCGAAGATGACATCTTCTATGTCATTAAAATGCAATACAAGCCAAGCATAATTTGCATCTCCATAATATTTCTCAGCTATAGTGTCGGGTCTGTCGCCATCTTGGATATCATATTCATAATAAACATCAGTTCTTTCTGATAAAGAAGATGGTATTTTGAATCTTCGGAGTATATTTGTCAGTTTAACCTTTTGCCCAATATTAGTCAAATCGTGATCGGTAACAGGAAAGTATGAAAAATAATTTGACATTATTGCTTGCCCTCTGGTGTTACATTTTTAGGTTCAGGCAATCCCGAATCAAGATTATCTCTTGTAATTATTTTTGTTTCTTGGAAACTTAATTGTATCTCTACTGAAACAGGAGCGCCTGTATCTTGGAAGAATAGTGGTATCCCTTCGCCATTATAATTCACTGTCATTGATTTCAGAACACATGTTCCAATTTTATATAAATTGGCTGCGATAGAATCTGAAAAAGAAATTTCAAACTCGTCTGGGTATGTGAAACCTAACGACCCAGCAAAGTATCCTGGATGCATATGGTATTTAAGCCCACCAATTATTTTTTGTATAGCAATAGATTCTTCAGCGTTGCGAGCTATAAACTTATAAGTGAAGTTATGTTCTCGCATGTCAACACCTTTGAACAGTACAGCCATGTGTGGATTTACTGCAAGACCTTCGTCAACAGAGACGCCAGCGCCAACCGCGCCCGCAGTTCCTAAAGCACCAAGAGCACCACCAACAGCCCCGAATCCAGCAGTACCTGCAGCTGCTGCTACAGCTGGGGCTGCTATTGCTGCAGACTTTAATTGAGTGTCGTTATCGCCAGCCTTAAACGCAGAAACTGCAGCATTCACTTTTGATGATATCAATTCAGCAATATCAGTTCCAGCAGTTGTTGCTTGTTCTGCTGTTATTCTTCCAGCAGCGACTGCCCCAAGAGCGCCTAAATCAGCGTTTTCATATTGCGCACCATAGGTTGTCTGTAAATTGCTTGGTATTGGTAATACAATATTTCGTATAGTTCTTTCTTTCACAGAAAGGTTTCTTGCTTCTCTTGATCGATTCATGACACTAAATATCATATAATGTTCATCGGTCAAATCGGCAGGAAACTGTAAAGGTTCTTTAACCTTTTTTGAATTATATAATTCCTGTATTGGTGAGTTGACAATATTACCAATTCTTGACTTTTCTAGCAATTGATTAAAATTAGCATTTAAAGAAACGCCATTTTCTCCAGCAGAAGCTGAGAACGCACCCTTCCCAGCTGCCCCAGCAATATTCTCTAAGTTACCAGAAACTTGAGCGACTGTTGATTTTGCTGTTGATGTTAATTGCTTGAGATTTATTTTCGCCATTGAGAGAGCCTGTATAAATATGCGTTGACGGAACTATTTATAAGCATTTCATGGCGCAATTCTATAAAGGAAAATATCAGTGTAAGTTCCCAGAGAAATACAAGGGCGACCCATCGGATATAACATATCGATCAAGTTGGGAAAGGCAATGTATGACTTATTTCGACAAGAATCCTGATATAATTTGGTGGGCTTCCGAACCCTTTCCGATTGGGTATCGCTCACCAATTGATGGGAAGAAGCACAGATACTTCGTTGACTTTGTAATTCGAACCAAAAATAATGAAACAATTATGATCGAAGTGAAACCGCACGCACAAACTCACGCACCAAAAGCGCAAAAAAGATTAACTAAAAAATATTTAAATGAAGTTAAGACATGGGGAGTCAATCAAGCCAAGTGGGACGCTGCCATGGAATACTGTAAAACTCGTGGTTGGAAATTTCAAATACTTACAGAAAAAGAGCTGCATAAAAAGAATAAATAGTGTATAATAAGAGGCTATCGCTTTGGCAAAAATATTTGATGATATACTGGCAGCAGGTGTTCGTAAGGGACAGATCCCCGCACGCACTCAGGCTGCTCGAGATTGGTATCGAGAAAAGGCGCGTGAACAAAGAAGCGCAAATGTTTATCCAGATAATATTATAAAAAGCAGCACTGGTAAGGCTCAAGTTCTCATAGGTAGAATGTATCACTTTAAGTATGACCCAAAGACTGCAAAAACCTTACCATATTATGACAGATTTCCGCTCATCTTTATGGTTGGTCCAGCTCCAGGTGGATTTCACGGAATCAACCTCCATTATTTGCCACCGCAACTCAGAGCAAGGTTGATGGACAGTTTGTATGATATCACAAATAATACTCGATACGATGAATCAACAAAGCTAAAAATTAGTTATGATGTACTAAATAGTGCGAGTAAATTTAGATATTTTAAGCCAACATTTAAGCATTACCTCAGCGCTCATGTCAGGTCAAAGTTTATTGAAATAAACTCAACTGAATGGGATAGTGCCTTGTTTCTACCAACTGAGCGATTTGAAAAAGCTAAGAAAACAAGAGTTTGGGCAGATAGTAGGAAAAGAATTTAATGGGATTCAATATCAACAACATGATCGCTGGAATGAACAAATCTGGCGTAGCAAAAACTTCTCACTTTGAAGTGTTCATTCAAGGTGGCGGTGACATGGAAACTGAAAGGCAACTGAGTTATCGGGCAGAAACTGTTGATATTCCTGGGAGAAGCGTGACAACCGTTGAGCACAAGTTTCAAAATTATGGACCAGTCAATAAAGTTGCATATGGTCAAGTCTATGGTGATGTGACAGTACAATTCCTTTTAAGTGAAGATATGAGAGAAAAGGAATACTTTGAAATTTGGCAAGATAAAATGGTTGGCACTGGAGCATTCAATGCGAGTAATGGTCAAAACGCATACAATACAAAATACTTTGATGATTATTCTGGAACAGTAGAGATACGGCAATATGGATCTCAAGGTGAGCTAAGATCAATACACACTTTGAATGATGCGTATCCAATTATTGTAAACCCAGTCACCATGAACTGGGGAGAAGATGCTGCAGCCAGAATGGGCGTTACATTCGCATATAGAAATTATAAGTGTACATTTACAAAACAAGATCAACCAACAAGAGGATTTGGTTTTTCAATTGGCGTTGGGGCAGGGGGAATTAGCGGAAATATTAACCTTCCCAAACTTGGAAATATAATTGGATCAACTGAACTTGGTACGATCAGCGCTCAAGTTGGTGGCATAAATAACAGAGTCGCCTCAATCAGAAGAGCATTATCGTTTTAAATTATTTTATATAACTGGAGAATATTATGGCTTTACCATCATTATCTGCGCCTGAGTTTTTTACGACTATTCCGTCGACGGGCAAAGAAATAAAATATAGACCATTCTTAGTCAAAGAAGAAAAGATTCTTCTTATGGCGCTTGAAGGTGAAGATGCGAAAGAAATCAATAGTGCTATTTTGAAAATACTCAAAAATTGTATTATTGATGATGTTGATGTGAACAAACTTTCAACATTCGATGTCGAGTATTTGTTTCTTCGTCTTAGAGGAAAATCCGTAGGCGAAAAGGTTGAACTAAAAGTTGGCCACACAAAAGGAGATTGTACGCACCAAACTGAAGTTGAAGTTGACTTAGACAAAGTTGAATTGGTTGGTGAAATCAAAGATGGGAAAATTATGTTAACTGATAGTATCGGTTTGAAGATTAGATATCCATCTTTATCGGATGTCACCGCGAACCCCAATCAAGACGCAGCTGATGCTATGTATGACATGATCGCCAATTGTGTTGAATACATTTATGATGATGAAGAAGTATATGGTGAATTCACGAAAAAAGAATTACAAGATTGGATTGGAGGCCTTAATGCTTCTCAATTTAAAAAGATAACTGAATTTTATGAAGATATGCCGAAAGTTTCTCATGAGATAAAGTGGGTGTGTCCGAAGTGCGGTGAAGAAGATTCTATTATTCTGGAGGGACTTGATAGTTTTTTTACCTAAGCATGGTACATGACTCGTTGGCGAATATGTACCAGTTGAACTTCGCCCTGATGCAACATCATAAGTATAGCTTAACTGAGCTTGACAATATGATACCATTCGAGCGAGACATATATGTTACATTGTTAAGAAATTATCTTGAAGAACAAGAAGAAGCTAATAAGAATAGGCAGAAAAAATAATGACCGAAGAAGCAGAAAACAAAAAAGTTTTCCATCCAGCCGACACAAACGGAGACGGCAAGGTGAGTGAAGCTGAAGAACAAATGTATCTTGAATTTAAAAGAAAGGAACTTGAAGATGCTGACGCAATGCGCGATGCCCAGCGCAATATGACATGGTTTGCTCTTGCTGGTTTATTACTATACCCATTCGCTGTTGTTATTGCATCATTAGTGGGTCTAGATGAAGCGCAGAAAACATTAGGCAGTATGGCACCAACATACTTTGTTTCTGTTGCTGGTATCGTTGCTGCTTTCTTTGGGTTCCAAAACAAAAAAAAATAGGTGTAAAAAATGGCTGATTTGCCAATAGTAAATGCGATAGAAGAACAAACTGAAACAAGTGTAGAAAACAGAGAAACTCTACAACGCAGTTTTAGAGCAAGTCTTGGCGCGC